CGCGCTGTAGCCGCTCTATATCAACCGGGTGAGAGTACCAGCACGATTTAGCGCAGCACTTGGGCCATCCCAGATCGGGAAACCAATACCACGTTCCATGTGTCGGCGCTTCCCGCATCGGTTCCGGCACTTCGATTCCATTGATCTTCATGTTCACCTCTTCGCATGCCGTGCCGCAGCGGACACAAGCGATTCAGTTGTGCGCCCATGGCGTCCGTACTCAAATTCAGCTTTGATGCCAAGCAAGCTGCACGCGATCTTGGCTCGCTGAACAGTGCTGTATTCAAGGGCGGCCCAGTAGTCATCCTCAATCACGGTGACCTTCGCGCCGTCAGGCTTGTGCGGGTTCTTGGGTGCTTTCACCGTGTAGGTGATCTTTGCGTTCCTGGTCACAGGCCCGACGTGCTGGCGAGCGATGGCTAGGGCATGTCTCTGGGTCATGGTGGTTTTCATGGCGTTTTCCTTTCAAGCAATGACAAGCCGCTGCGTTTGAACCAACTGGCAGCCCGGTACTTCTTGACCGGACTTGATTGCTTCGGCAATCGCTTTCTTGTCTGGTGTTGCTGGCGGCGGTTCAGGTTGCCGCATGTACTCGATTGGTACTAGCCCAGGTTCGTACACGTCAACGGATTGCGGGTTGTTTTGGATGGAGATACGAAACCAAGGCGATTCGATCTTTTGAACGCCTGCGATTTGCATTCCCGTCTTCACGTAGCCAAGAAGCCATTCGGCCCTGCGCTCGATTGCTTTTCTGCGGGCTTCCATCTGTTTTTCGGCTTGTTTGATGGCTGCTGCTGTTGCTTCGAGGTTGCGTGCAGCCATCACCACGTTTTGAGTCTTGACCTCTAGCTCGCCGCCGATGCTTTCCAGTGTGTCGTTCAGCGTGACTTCATCAAGATCAAGTTCTTCCAGCGCAGCAACCGCGCCGCGATACTCGGCTGCCACTTCGTATAAAGCAAGTCCGTTCATGCTGCTGCTTTCTGTAGCGCTATCGCGTCGTTTGATGCCGTTTGAATCAGGCCGACAATGCGCTGCTGCGTAGCAGCTACTTCATCGGCGATGCCAAGGGATACGGCGACAAGACGCGCACGTTCAAGGGCCGCATTTGCAATCTCGAACTCGCGTACCAGCGCGGAGCGGGCTGCGTCGGCGTCGGTGCGTAGCTCTACGGTGGCGCAATAGCCTTGTGTGTGATGCGGAGCGCGTGGGTCACGAACGTAGGCAAATCCTTCTACGCGACGTTCGTTGGTTTCAACGACCACGCGCACGGAACGGATGATTTGCCGCGCTGTTGCAAGCCAATGGGTTTGCGCTGCCTTGTGTACGTCCCATTCAAAATGAGAGTGCAGCGGCGAATCCTCGCGCTTTGCATCTTCGACAACCGCTTCCGGCGTCAGAATGCCGCCGTTTTTTGAACGGATGCCGTCAAGATGTTTGCTCAACTCGTCGTTCGTCATTTCAAGTTCCTTTCAAAAAAATTTGCCTTGCCTGCCTTGCCAGGCCAGGCCCCGCCCCGCCCGTCCGTGCCCGGCCACGCCCCGCCTGCCTCGCCCCGCCGGGCCTATCCATGCCTGCCTTGCCATGCCCCGCCTTACCCGGCCTTGCCAGGCCTTGCCCGGCCATGCCTGCCAAGTTCATACGGGCACTTTCAATCCGCGCCGATCAACTTCCGAGTCAAACCATGAAAGCAGTTCTTGGCTTTCGGCGTCATACGGAACAGGTTCATCAAGTGCGGCTTGTTGCGCTTTACGCCCGCCATCACGCATGATTCGCACCACGTCTTTATCGTCGGCAGTGCAAACCGTGTACATGCCGAAACTTCCAGCGCCTTTTTCCGGTCTGTAGTCGCCAACGCCCACGGTGTGGCCTGCTGCCGCTATCAAATTTGTAATGCTCTTGGCGTTCAGGCGCGGTACTGCGAACGTGACCGGCACGATTGCGCACCACTCAGGAAGGATCGCTCGTGTTCGTACATCTGGTGTTCTTGCTATGTCTGAACTGCGGGTGATCGCGCAGTACACACGCGGTACGCCGTAGATTTCGACCTGCTCTAGCGGTACGTAGGTCAAGCGGCCAATCTCTGTTTTCTTCGTGCCGGGCATATCGAGTGCGGCACTGCGCAGAGCGCCTTTGAATGCCGTGGCTGGCATCGCAAGCAAGGTTTTTGCGTCGGGCGCTTTGGTGCGGTACACGCTGGCGCGAAACTCTTCGATTGGGTTGTGCTTGAGCGAGGACGCTTTCTCGGCAGCGGTCTTCTTCGTGCCGCCCATGAGTAGCTGAAACTTGGCTTTCTCGCTCATGCGGTTGACAATGAGCGGCGATGTGCCGCGCAGGGCGAAATAGACTGTTTCCGTGCGGATGGGGACTATTTCAATGGTTTCGGATTTGATGGTTGCCATGATGTTTGCTCCGTGGTGCGATCAGAAATGGATGTCTTCGTCAATTTCGTATTCGCCGCCGTTGTTGGCTGCGTTTGATGCTTGACCGCTGGCTTGCTGGCCGTTCTTACCGATCCATTCGGCACTGGCCTTGATGGTCTCTTGCAGCTTTTCGTGAAACTTGGCGAAAAGCTCCATATCGGGCTTGTCCAAGTCGAACACTTCGTTGGCATGTACCGGAGCGGGCTTGTTGGCCTTCATTGCGCCGGGTAGAGGGGTGAGGCTTGCGACGTTGCTGTACGTTTTGCCGTTGCTTTCGCTTTGCGTGACGTTTACGAGGCAATACGCACCGATCAGCTTGGACACGTCAAAGCCTGTTGCTTCTTCGTCGGTGAAGCTCTTGCCTCTCCACGATTCAAGATCACTGCGCAGGCGGGCTTTTGGAGAAAGACTGAGCGTGTACCGCTTGCTGATGGTCATTGGGCGTTCTTGACCGTCAACGGTGACCGTCAAGGGCTGGCCTTGCTCGTCTTCGCCGAACAGTTCCCAACGCACCATGATCTTGTGTTGCATCTTCACGTCGCCCAGGTACTCAACTCGTTGAGTACCAAGGTCGATCAGTGAATAGCAGCGGCCTACGTGGACTCCGGGCGGGACTCGTTTGAAGTCGCCGCCGCCGTTGTCTTGTGCTATGAAGCTCATTTCAGTTTTCCTTTTCAAATACCGCTGTCACGGGTAGCGGTGAACCCTTTCAAAAAGCTGGTTCCGTGTGCTCGTCGATGCAGGCGTACTCGATGGGCTTTGCTTGATCTGGCAGGATCAGCGGGGCGTCATCGCTTCCGGGTTCGTAACGTGGTTCCGTGTCCTCTTTCATCCAGAAATCGAGGTCGCTTGCTTGCAAATCTGGATCTGGTGGATATGTCTTGTTCATAGGGTTCTCCCTGCTAAGTTCCATGCGGTGCGCAGGCTGTAGCCAGCGCGGAGAAAGTCGAAGAAGTCGCGCAGGAATTTGCTGGCGCGATGGATGGGGCGTTTCATCCCCGTACTCCTGCAACAACAACGGGGATGCGTGTGCGTTCTTCACGCTGCATCGCGGCTTCGGCGCGCTCTATGTGAGCGGATTTGCGGGCGTCGGCTTGGGCATCGCGCAGGTCTTGCGCTACTGCGCGGGCCGCGTCGGTTTCGCTCGGCTGGCCCCATTGCCATGCAATGCAGGAAGCAGCCAGCGCGAAGGCGGCGAGCATGAAACGGTTCACGCGGCCTCCTTCGCCGTCGCCACGGCTTCATCAAGTGCGTCTGCGCCTTGCAGCAGTACCGTCGCAAGGGAGCGCATGTTGTCGGCTGTCAGCGTGACCTTGCCGCGCCAATGCTTTGTCCACAAGATCACAAGTGGATTTGCTGGATCAACGCTGATTGATGCACTGTTGTCGCTGCTTCCGAAATTTCCTTCTACCCATCGTTGACGGGGGTAGTCCGCAGGAACATCAACGACGGCGCGCGGGTAGATGAATGTCTTGGTCATGCCGCTACTCCTTCGCGCTGGTACTCAGCGGGCGCGTAGCTGTTCCAAATCGCAAAGTCGGGATCAAGCTCTGGCTGCATCCGCTTGAGTTCTTTCAGTTCCGCGTGGCCTTCGCAGTACACGCGGTGATCGTCGGAAAACTCGTGGAACCAATCGTGAGCGGCGAGCAGTTCGCGGTATTCGGCTTCGCTGACAGGAGGGAGATGTTGCGGCTCAAACCGAACAGGCCCTCCACTTAGCAAGAGAGTGCGCAGCGTTTCAGCAAACATCGGCTGCACATTTGCGCCTATGCGTTGGTTCTCTGCAAATCTGTTGAGGATTTGGGAGAACGTTGGATGCACATGCGCGTTTGCTGTGCCGATTCCGTTTTGGTCTATGAACATCGCTCTTTCCCCTTCGCGCCCTTGCCGGGCCTGGCTCAACTCCGGGAGTGGTGTTGATGGGGTAACTTTAGCGTAACGCGAAAGTACTGTCAATAGCGTAACGCGAAAATTCACCGTTTCGGTGAACATTCTTTGATCTAAATCAAACTATTCGGGGTGTGCGAGAGGGGAGAGGGGTAGGGGGAGAATGGGAGAGGCTTAAGACGCCGCGCACAAGACAAATGCAAGCAAACAAGCATTCAATGATCCTTGCTTTTTAAGCAAGCATATGCAACAATGCAAGCACACTACTGCCAAGGAGTTCGCATGACGCTTGATCCAGACAAATTGCAGGGACGCGCCAGAGGTGGCGCAATCGTCGCGGCGAAGCTGACGCCGCAAGAGCGCATTGAGCGTGCGCGCAAGGGCGCATTAGCTCGATGGGGAGAAAAGCCTTTGCAGGCTATCCGCAAAGGAAATTTTCAGAAGGACTTCGGCATTGATGTTGAATGCTACGTTCTTGACGACTTGGGTAAAACAGCCGTCATTAGCCAGCGTGGCATGGGTCAGGCCATTGGTCTAAAAGATAGCAGCGGACAGGCTTTGACACGCTTTGTCGAGGGCAAATCCATAGCTCCGCACCTGGGGGCGGAGTTGCTTGAAAAGCTCGCTAAGCCATTGATTTTTAATAGTGTGCTGCCGGGGGCGAAGTTGCCTCCCGCTGTTGGCCACGGCTACGACGTGACGATCCTTATTGATGTATGCAAAGCCATCGTCAAAGCAGAAGCGGACGGGAAGTTGCGAACTAGTCAGGCAAACATTGCCAAGCAAGCGCATATCGTTTTGAATGCTTCAGCCAAAGCCGGCATCAAGGGTTTGGTCTATGCACTGGCCGGGTACAACCCAAGTACCGAAGAAGTCATTGCAGCGTTCAAAGTCTACGTGCGAGAGGAAGCCAAGAAATACGAGCAAGAGTTCCCAAACGAGTTGTACATGGCATGGCATCGGCTCTACAAAATTCCGATCCCTGCTCGCGGAAAGCCGTGGCAATTTTTGCACCTTACGCGGCGGCACGTTTACTACCCGCTCGCCAAAAGCAACGGTAAGGTGTACGAGTTGCTCAAGGCACTCAAAGCCAAGGACGGAGACCAAAACAAGAAGCTGTTTCAGTTTCTGAATGACATAGGCGCGCGGGCGCTTCGGATGCAGTTGGGGCGTGTTCTTGAAATGGCGGAATCTTCTGTCGATGATCCGATACTGTACGAGTCGAAAGTTGCGGAAAGATTTGGGGATCAACGAGAGCTTGATCTGGTGTTGCCGCCGCCGCAATAGTGTCGTGCTGCCTCGTGCAAGCTGCGCCCGCCGCAAACGTGTTGAGTGCATGCGCTTGGCGGCGCAACAGGTGGCGGCGGCGGGTTGCGCACGCTTTGAACGGCGGCAACCATCCCCTTCAATGCGTTGTCGAGCTTTGCGCCTAGTTCACCGCCTATCAGTTTTGATGCATGTTGCATGTAAGCGGCGGAAATTTTTGCGCGATCAACTTCCTGCGAGACCTTCATTCGGTCAATTTCCTGAATGAAGTCAGCAGCCGACTGCTTGACCTTCTTGGTTGTTGCTTCGTCTAACATTTCCATGCTTCAACTGCTGATTCTTGTCTCAGAATTACCGGCCTCCGACGTAGCGGCTGCCCTTGCCTTTGCTGTTTTTGCCGCCCACGCGCCGGCTGCCTTTGCGACCTCTTTCCACGTACTCTGCCTGGCTGCTAAAGCCCGACACGGGCGCGCTGTAAACCGATGGCGCGCCGGGCTGTTCGTCCAGCGTTGCGGCGTGTGACGCTGGAGCCAGCGCCAAGGTGAACATGGCTGTGAAAATGGCTGCTTTCATGGTGTTTCCTCATTGTTGCGGGATTGAAGTAGCGTCCCGGTTGCGCCGTAAGTTTGAGTCTTATCTCTCCACACGATCAACAAGTTCCGATTCCTTGTCTGCTGCGCTCTCGCAAGCGGCACGGATGGCTTTCAGCTTGGCTTTGCCTATGCCTTTGATCGCCAGCAGTTCTTTGTCTGGTGTGTCCATGATCTTTTGCGGCGTTGTCAGGCCACGATCAAATAAATCCCATATCGCAAAGTGCGGAATACCTGGTATCGTTCTAATAAATTCCGGAAAGAATAATGAACAAATATGTTCCTTACCTTTTAGCTTGTGGCAAAAATCTTTCCATTCTGGTTTTGATAATTCGTGCTTGAGTGCTTTTATTCTTTCTTTAATTGATTCGTTTCGCTCTACGATGTGGCGGATAGCGAATAGAAATTTAAGGTAATCTCCGCCATCTGATGGAATTTGGCCTATGTCGGATGCTCTTGTACCTAGAGGCGCTTCATCCATGTCGATTTCCATTTCACGCCATGTTTTTGTTTTAAGTACCCATATGCCCATCCATAGTTCTGTTGCGATGGTTGGCGGTGGCCCGCTTGCGTAGTGCATTTCACCGTCTCTGCTTAAAACGCGGAGTGGCGTTCGCAGTTGCATGGTTGCGCAAAATTGTAGCCCTGCCACCACATCATCAACTGCTCCCATACCTTTCCACATTGCAGGGTGATAGTCGGTTGTCTCTATGGTTGATGGCGTATATTTCTGGCTTGCTTCTTCGGCTGGCTTGTCTATCTGCGGCGGAGATGAAATTTCCTCTTGCTTTGCAGGCACTAAAGACAGCCCACGCAGGATGTGTTTGAGGAAGGACATTTTTCATCTCGATGATTTGCATCATTCGTGTTTCAGCATCCATACCTCTTTTTGCCGCTTTTCGTGATGGTGTATCTTCCGCCACGTGGCCCTGTATAGCATGTGCTTGAGCCTGAATATGATGTGCTTGGAGCTACATATGGAGCAGGTGACTGTTTTTTGCTTGGCGCAAACGATGCGCTTGTCCCGCTGGTGCTGTTCGTAGTTTTATTCAACAACGGAACTGCTGAAGTTTTTGGTTTTGTTGAAGAATCGTCTTGAGCAGAAGGCTGACTGTAGCGTTTCGCTATTGCGTCAAAACAGTCAAGTCGATTAGCGTTGTCTGACTCGTGTGTGCACCGCGCAAGATCAGAATAAACATCAGCGTGCGCGAGTGATGCTGCGAAACATCCAAGGACAAGAACTATTGTTGCAATGATGATGCGCTTCATAATTGTCTCGTTTGCTAATGATAACGGCATCACTTTTGTTGGCATGCGTCATATATACCTGCATTGTATGCGGCATCTATGTCATGATTTTTTGAATCAGTTTGTTCTACTTTTGTATATATAAGTTTAATGTTTGGTCCTCCGTCAGCATTAGCTACAAATTTCTTATACCCTACATATCCACCATAGCTATTTTTTGCATTGAACTCTCCACATACAACGAATCCTTCGCCATATTTTTTAATTGATACATCACGAAATTGAGCACTGTCCGGGTCTTTCAGTGTATCGGCCACTTTCTTTTTTACAGCAGCAATCAATTTGTTCTTGTCGCCGCCTTTTGATAGATATTCTGCTGTAGATTTCGCTTGTTCTTTTATTCCTTTTATGCTAGTCTCTTTAAGATGCTGTAATTTCTCCTCATAGCTCATTTTATTAAATGCTTCTAGTTTTTCCTCTCGCGTTTGAGCTTGCGTGACAGCACATCCAAGCGCAAGCGCCAATACTGCAAATTTGATAGCTTTCATGTGGTGTCTCCGGTTGATGGGTTCAGTGGTGCCGCGCCTATTTCCTACGGTAGCGTCGATGCTCCACCATTGTTCCAATAATGGTAATCGGCAACGTGTCCGAGCGCAGCGATGGAAAGTCTTGGTTTAGCGGCACAAGTTCGATGATGTCGTTTCCGTTCGCGTCAATTCCAAGCAAGCGATATTTCTTGAATGTAGCTTCTTTATCCTCGTTGGTTGAAGCAACAACGAAGTCACCAGGCACCGGGGCAATAGCCGGATCAATGATGACTCGATCACCAGGCTTGAAGTCGGGCAACATGGAGTCGCCCTCTATTTCTAGTGCGAATGGATCACCAGAAAACTTACGATCTGTTAGCAACCATTCCGTGTCTTCGTCAGGCGTGAAGTTATCAGCAATTTCTGTCCAACGACCAGCTTGCACATAGTTGATGCACGGCACACGGTGCATACCGATGGCGGCTGGCATGAAATTGGTTAAAGAGTGATCTACATCCAGCCATCCCTTTGGCTTGCCAGCAGCCTTTTCGATCTTGCGGGCAGTGTCCTTCCTCATCCCGCGCGGCTTGCCGGTCTTGGAGTCTTTGGCGCCATCGCGCAAGTTCGAGAACTGCGGGACTGACATCACAAGCTGGTTTGCGGCCGCAGTTGCGCCGCCAGCCTCAGCTTCGATGATCTTGAGGTTGTCGCGCCTAATGTCGTCTATGTCACGCATAGCTTGATTCAATCGCAAAACGCGAAACATGTATATGCGCGTAACGCTTGACAATTGTTTCGCGTTACGCTAAAGTGACTGGCATGAACCTTGGTGAATACCTTCAGAACACTGAGCGCGGCACGGCGATGCAACTTAGCCGCGACCTTACTGTTCCGCCATCTCTCATTTCTGACTGGGCCAATGGGAATCGACCAGTCCCCATTGATCGCTGCGTCGCCATCGAACGCGCTACCAACGGCGCAGTGACGCGCAAGGACTTGCGGCCCGATAACTGGCAAAGCATCTGGCCCGAACTCGCAGATGGCTCCGCCCTTCATGTAAGCGAGGTGGTTCATGCTGAATGACATCTTGAAAAGCGACACGGCGCTTCAGTTCGTGTTCATGCTGTCGGTGCTTTTCAACACGATTACAGCCTTGTGCCTGTACATGATGCATCGCGCCCTCACTGACAGCTTGAGAACGATGCGCGGTATGCCGGGCTGCGGCCTGACCATCAGCGTGAGCGTTGAAGGCGAGGATGGCTCTACAGCCACGTCGCAATCAAGCGATGAAAGGCCAACGCCATGAACGTATTCCACGGTGGCGCTTTCTGGCCTGTACGTGCCGGTGGCACTGGCTACGTCGGCATCCTTGCAAGACACCTTGACGATGCGGGAGGATGCTGTTCCGCCTTGCAAGCGTGCCTGAACAAGAAACCAGCCATCAGGCATGGGTTGCGCGCCGGTGCTTTTGATGTTGGGTCTGGATCGAAGGCACGAGCGCACGACAGCGACTGTCGGCGTAAGTACAACGACAAGGCTTGCAAGGGATGCAAGCCATGTTGCAAGGTTGGACATTTTTTGCTCGCCCCTTTCGCTTGTGCTGGTGTGGTTGCCGCCACTGTAAGCCGACTGTGGGCGGGCACCAGATTCATGAGGGTGTGCCATGCAGCTTGACTTGAATCTGATCCGACGCATTGCGTTTGCGGTTGAGGCGCTGGCTGCCGACAAGTCACTTTCTGAGCTTGATGGCGTGCTTGGCGATGTGTTCTTTGAGCATGCGCGATGGATGGACGATGCCGGGTTGATTAAGTCGATCTTCACTGGTGTGATAGGCGAGTCTGGGCGTGCGCATATCCATCGGCTTACATGGAATGGCTGCGAGTTCTTGGACGCTGTGCGTGATGAGGCGCTATGGAAATTCGCGCTGGAGTTTTTCGAGCATTGGAAAGTTGTTCCTGCGTTTGATTCGTTGATGGAGTTGCTACGCATAGAAATCCGGCGCAGGCTTTTCCTTGACGGAGAAACCTTGCCTACACAAAACGTGGCCGATCCAAATACGTCTGCACTCATTACCAAGTTGAGAGCAACCAGAAAAGACCAAACGGCGGCGGTAGAGCAGTTGTCTGCCGGTATCAACGCCGTTCTCGCGCGGCTGGATGCGAAAGGGGATTGGTGATGGCGGCTTTTCTCATAACAACGCTGGTGATGTGCGGTGCCTTGATCGCATTGCGGCTGTTTGCCATTGGTTTTATGGCAGGCGGCAAAGCTTTGCCGGGCCAAACCATTGGCTGGAATCTGGTGAGCTTGATCGTGCTGGCCTGCTACGCCGCATGGGCGATTTGGCTGCTGGTCAAGGTGTGGTGAGGTGCGCATGATGTTTTTTAGTCTCTTTTTTTTGACCGAGGCGGTACAGGAAAGTACCGGAAACAATGAGTCCGGCAGTTTCCGGTAGCCGTCAGCTCATGCTGGACTTTCAGCCCGGTTTGACCGAGTTGTATGAGTCTGCGCTGGAGTGCGTGAACGGGCGCGTGCGCTCGCTTGGGCGTCCGCTCAAGTGCGTTGCCGCTGATATGGACATGAGCTTGTCGGAGCTTTCGCGCAAGTTGGCTGATAACCCCAATGACACACGCACGTTTTCGCTGCATGACCTGGAAACATACGTGAGGGCCACGGGCGATACAACGCCAATTTTGTATTTGGTGCAAAAGTTTTGCGCTGACTCACAGATGCGCCAGCGCGAAGCCCTTGGGGCGTTGGCTGGCATGGTGCCGCAATTGCAGGCGTTGCTGAAGGCGGCTGGAGTTCACGGGGGTGAAGCATGAGCATTGATGTTCAGTCCATCACCTGCTTTGGCGCACGCATCGCCCAAAAACCAGAACTTGATGTGCAGTGCCAGAAACGAAGTCAGTGTAAACGCTGGATAGATCAGCGCAGCGTAGAGCATTTCTATCAGCCGTGGGCACCACGCGCCGAGTATTTGTGCCGCGATAACAGGTACAGCGAGTTCATTCCTTTCAAGCAAGAAGAGGTACCCCTATGAACGGTGTTACCTATCCGGCCTGTTTTGCCAGCAACGATGACTTTGAGCAGTGGCGCAGGATGGCCCGCATAGCGCGAGAAACGACCACTCCATGTAATGACTGCAATCAGTGGTATCGGCGGAAGATGCAGGCCGATGGGCGTTGCGACCAGGACTTGGTTGTGCGGCGGTTTGTGGTGCGGTGTATGGAGAAAGCAGCGTGAGCAAACGAGACCTGCTGCTGGAAAAGCTGATCGCACAGCGCGGTGATGACGTGCTGCGTTCGCCGGAAATGGTGGCGCGCCTTGAAGCTGAAAGAGGCTTGACGTGAGGTCATGGATCAAGCGCGCATTGATAACCGGCTATTGCTGGAACGTGATTCCGGCATGGCTGGTAACGGCGTGCTTTCGAGTTTTCAGGCTGAGGTCTGTATGAGTTTTCACCCGGCTACTCAAAGGTTAGCTACCAGAGGGGAAAAGGCTGTCACCTATCCAGCCCTGCCGTGCGTGATTTTATTGATTGGTGCGTGCTGATTGCTGAATCAGCAAAACCCTAGATAGGTATTTTGAAATGAGAGATTACGCAAAAATTCTGCCGTCATTCTGGACATCAGGAACAGGAAAGGAATTGCGCGGCAATTCTGACGCGCAAATACTTGCTCTATACCTTATGAGCAGCCCGCATTCAACCGCAATAGGCGTGTACCACTGCCCGATTGTATATATGGCACACGAAACAGGGCTGAGTGCTGAAGGAGCATCGAAGGGGCTTGCAAGGCTCATCGAAGCCGGGTTCTGTGAGTACGAAGAGGCTTCGGAGACGGTTTTTGTGTGCCGAATGGCTGCGTACCAGGTCGGAGAGAGTTTGAAGCCCAACGACAAGCAAGTGAAGTTCATTGAAAGAGAGTGGAGAAACATACCATCAGACAAGCTAAGGCAACGATTTCACGCTATCTATTCTGTAGCGTATCACCTGCCAGATTTGGGTGGAAACACAAGACCCATAGAAGCCCCTTCGAAGCCCCATCGAAGCCAAGAACAAGAACAAGAACAAGAACAAGAACAAGAGCAAGAGCAAGAGCAAGAGTACGTCGCTGGCGCGCCGAAACGTGCCAGCACCTTGCCGTCAATCCGAAAAAGAAAGAATGAAAAGATTCCTATTCCAGATAATTTTAGTATTTCTGAAAGAGTAGAAGCGTGGGCAAAAGAGAAAGGATACGACCAATTGCCAGAACATCTTGAATCATTCCGCCGGAAATCAATAGCGAATGGGTACGTTTATGCAAGCTGGGATGATGCTTTCATGGAAGCAATTCGTGAAGACTGGGCAAAATTGAGAACACAAAAAACAGTTAAACACGGCAGTAGAAACGGTGTTTCAGAATGGCTCAAATCTAAAACTCAAGCGGTGGCAGCATGACTGAAAACGACTACGAATGTTTTGCCGCTTTGATAGCGGATATGTTGGAGTTCTACGGAAAAACTCCGAGCAAGTTCGCGCTGAATGCGTGGTGGCTGGCGTGCAGGCCGTACAGCGTGGCCGAGGTTTCGTCGGTGCTGGAGCAGCACACCACGGACACGGAGTGCGGCAGGTTTGTTCCGATGCCCGCCGATGCGCTGCGCAGGCTGATGGTGCTGCCGCGCCCGAAATGGGCCACGGATGCCGGTTTTGCCAACCGATGGGAAGCGGAAAACGAGCGGTGCTTTGCGCATAACGCCCACCTGTTCCGCGACGGAAAACGCATCACCGAGGTGGCGCAATGAACGCGCATGAGTTGGCCCAGCACATGGCGGGCGAGGCTGCCAGCATCGCGGCTTACCTGCTGCCGCAGGGAAAAAAGTCGGCGGGCGAGTGGAAGTGCGGGAGCCTTTCGGGTGAGCCTGGGAAAAGCCTTTCGGTTCGGCTTTCCGGCGCGAAGGCCGGTGTGTGGGCAGATTTTGCGACGGACGAGCGCGGAGATTTGCTCGACTTGTGGGCCAAGACGCGCAGCCTTTCGATTGCCGCCGCGATGGTGGAAGCCAAGCAGTTTTTGGGCATCCGCGACGCGATGCCGGAGCGCGAACTGCGGCAGTACAAGCGCCCGCAAAAACCGAAGTGCGCAACGCCAAAAAGCGCAGTGCGCGAATGGCTGCACAAACGCGGGTTGACGGACGAAACGATTGCGGCTTTCAAGGTCGGTGAGCAGGTGCTGGCCGACAAGACCTATGCGGTTTTCCCGTACCTGCGAGACGGTGAACTGGTGAACGCGAAGTACCGCAATCCTGCGCAAAAGCATGATATGCGGCAAGAGGGCGGGGCCGAGCCTTGCTTGTTCGGCTGGCACTTGATCGACCCGAAAACGCGCCGCGTGGCGATTTGCGAGGGCGAGATTGATTGCATGAGCCTGCACCAGGTCGGCATACCTGCTCTGTCGGTGAACGCCGGGGCTGGAAACCATCAATGGCTGGAAAACGATTGGGCGCGGCTGGATCGGTTCAGCGAAATTTTGGTGGCGCTTGACAACGATGAGCAAGGCGAAAAAGGCGCGCGCGAGTTGATGCACCGGCTTGGCGAGGAACGGTGTAAGCGCCTGATTTTTCCGGCCAAGGACGCCAACGAGTACCTGATGCAAGGCGCGGATGGGTCGGACTTCGACGAGTGTGTTCGCAGCGCCAAGACCATAGACCCGGACGAGTTGCGGCAGGTGTCGGACTTCATGGTTCGTGTGAAGGCGATGTTTTATCCGGCGCCAGAGGATGCGCGCGATCCGGTGTTGCGTCTGGATCGTGACCTTGACTGGTTTGAGTTCAGGCCCGGCGAGTTGACGGTGTGGACGGGTTGGAACGGGCACGGGAAAAGCCTTTTGCTTTCGCAGGTGCTGTTGGGCCTGATGGATCAGGGTGAAAAGTGTGTGGTGTTCAGCGGTGAGTTGACGCCGGAGCGCCAGCTCAAGCGCATTGCCAAACAGGCCACCGGGCAGGACAGGCCCACGATGGGCTATCTGGACGCGGTAGCTCAATGGTTGAGTGACCGCATGTGGGTTTTCAACGTGGTGGGCAGTGCCGCTATTGACCGCCTGCTTTCTGTGTTTCTGTACTCCAGCAAGCGGTACGGAGTGCGTCACTTCGTAATCGACTCGCTGATGATGACCGACGTCCCGGAAGATGGCGGCGGTGCGTTGACGGCGCAGAAAGATGCGGTGCGCAAGATGTGTGACTTTGCCAAGCGCAACGGCTGTCACGTGCACCTTGTTGCGCACCCGCGCAAGGGTGCCGACGAAAAAAACGGGCCTGGGAAATTGGACGTAGCAGGTTCTTCAAAGATCACCGACGGCGCGGACAACGTGTTTACGGTTTGGTCTGCGCGCAAGGACGAGAGCAACACGGACAACGACCCGGACAAGCCGGACGCCAAACTTGAATTGCACAAACAGCGCAACGGTGAAGTGCAGCACTACACGCAACGTCTTTGGTTCGTGCGCAGTGCGCAGCAATTCGCATCGTCTGCGGCACGCAGGCCGGTGAGCTATATCGAGTACAGCGGACAACCGGAGTACGCATGAGAACACTTGAAGATTTGCGCCAGCGGTGCGTGATTGACACAAATGACAGTTCTTCATGCTGGCTGTTCGCCCCGACGCGCGTTTATGCGCCTTGTGACGGTGGCGAAGGCGCATTGGAGGCGATGCAGCCGCGCCGCGCTGCTTGGGTGTTGGCGCACGGCAGGCCGATGCCATACGGGAAACGGGCGTTTTCGACGTGCGGTGATTCATGCTGCGTCAACCCTGAGCATATCCACGCCGCAACGTGCGCGAAATGGGGCAAACACGTTGCCAAGGCCGGATTGTTGAAGGGGCGTGCGGCCAAGGTTGCGGCCAACCGCGCCATTGGTCGCAAGCGCGCAGCTCTCACGGTGGAGCAGATTCAAGAGGCCATGACGAGCACAGAGACTGGCCGCGCACTGGCGGCGAGGTGGGGTGTTTCCGAAACAACGGTAAGCAAGTTCCGGCGCGGTGGTGTGTCGTCCTATGTGTCGCAAACCAACCCGTGGGCTGGATTGATGCGATGAAAGGAAAAAGCATGAGCACGGAATCGAAAACTTCCAGCGGGATCAGCCTTTTCGGGGCGATGTTTCTGGTGTTCCTGACGCTGAAACTGACTGGCTACATCTACTGGTCTTGGTGGTGGATTACGGCCCCGCTGTGGGGGCCGTTCGCGCTGGCGGCGTTGATCTTGCTGGTGTGGCTTGTTGGATTCGTTGTTGTTGAACTGCTGAAAGCCAATGCGCGGAAACGCGACGACCGGGCAAGGCTGCTTGGCAAGGATGCATCGTGAACACCACGAAATCAGGCCGTATGACGCCGAAACAAGGTGATGGCTACATGGGTAGCTTGAATACCGAAAAACGGCTTAAAGAGGCTGTATTCATGGCGCTGCTGTTCATGGCGCTGTACACGAGCTATCCGGCGTACATGACGTATTGCGATTACGTCCGCAGCCGTGAAGCTCTGCTGCGCCGCATTGCGGTTCGTGGCCGTGCGCGTGCGGTAGTGCTGTATGACCGTGTGCTTTGCGGCGAGTTTGATCGGTTGCCGGTTGAGGTTGAGAAATGAGCGAACGCACTCACCTTTTGACACTTTCGGCGGCCATGCTCCGGTTGTCTTTCGACATTCAAGGCGGCGACGGCGTTGCGAATGCTGCTTGCCTTGAGGCATCGCAACGGCTGGATCAGATTTACCTTGATCTTTGCGTTGTGCTGCCGTATTTATCGCAAGCGGCTGGCAAGGCTTCGCGGCGCAGCAAGGCGGGCAAGGGATTTAGAGCGGCTGCGAACCGGCTGGCTGCCGAGGTGTTGGCATGAGCGAGGCCATGCACGCTGTTTTGTGGAATGCGCAGCAGGGGCATTCCGTGTTGCGCAGTGCGTGGGAGCGCGCAAAGCCGTATCTGTTGGCAGGACACAGACTGACGCTCGAATTGCGCCCGGAAAAACGCAGTGATGCCCAAAACCGCCGTCTATGGGCCATGTTGACCGACATAAGCAGGCAGGTGGATTGGCACGGCCAAAAGCTTGCGCCTGAGGAATGGAAGCATGTTTTTACAGCGGCCCTTAAGCGCCAGCGCGTGGTGCCTGGTCTTGATGGCGGGTTCGTGGTGCTTGGTCAATCGACTTCGCGCATGACCAAGCCGGAAATGTCGGAGTTGCAGGAGTTGATGCAAGCCTTCGGCGCGCAGCACTCGGTGCAATTCAACGATGGATGGGAGTGGGAGCAATGACCACGTTCACATTGCCTTGGCCGCCATCAATGAACCACTACTGGCGCAACGTGGCCGGGCGCACGCTTATCAGCCGCGAAGGCAGGCAGTACCGGCAAAAGGTGGTTGTTCATCGCCCGCCTTTTATGAAGCCTATCGACGGAAGGGTGAAAGTGTGCATCACGGCCAACCCGCCAGACCGCAGGCGGCGCGATTTGGACAACATGCTCAAACCACTGCTTGATGCGTTGACCCATGCCCAAGTGTGGTGGGATGACAGCCAGATCGACGATTTGCACATTGTGCGCGGGCTGCCCGTAGCTGGCGGGCAAATAACGCTTGAGGTGGCAGATGCAAAGCCGTAACAAGCCTCGCCAGACGGAATCCGAAAGTGCCTATGTTGTCCTGCTTTCGGAGCAGCCGTGCGTGGTTTGCGGTGCGCATGGTGTGGAAATTCATGAATTCGAGCAAGGCCAGTGGTTTACCGCCGTGCCGTGCTGCCCTGAGTGTCATAGAGGACGCCACGGATGGCACGGAGACAGGCTGCGTTGGAAGCTGGCGCGAATCGACAAGGACGAAGCGATCAATCGTGCAGTTGGGCGGGTGTTTTCTGAGGTGAGAGCATGACGTATGACCGCGAAACATGCGATCACTGCGGCCATGCAATGCTGGCCCCGAACTGGCCCTTGTACCGCGCTCAATGCAAGGGCTGTGCAATCCGCGCGCTTGCATCAAGCCCGTCGTTCCACGAATCGAGCAAAAAAGGCACGATGACACAGACGTACAAGGATGGGCTGGAAACGATCTTCGGCAAGGAATGGCTGGAAGGCCACAAGCTGGTGAAGTCGGAATTTGATCGAGCCAAAGCGTTGAGGGATGAGCATGTACCAAGTGCCTGATCGCATTCACGCGGAACTGCTGAATTGGTCGGCATGGTGCTGGCTAGGCCCGTGGCCGCATCCTCTGCCGCCGACAAAGTGCGGTTCAGCCGAAGGTGACTACCGCGCTCCACCGGAGTACGACATGGAAGTGGCCGGTGCGCCTGAACCGCCACGGATTCGGCCCAATGCTCTACACGCCGAGAGAGTGCAAGCCGTGTGGGTGAAGCTGCCTGAAAGGCCCAAGCTGGCGCTGAAAGCTGAGTACCCGGAGCGCAACAACAGCCGCACAAAAGCCGCGCACAAGCTGAACATGGGGATGAATGAGTACGAGTACCACCTGAGATATGCGGTGGGCAAGGTGGCGGCGGAGTTTGGTCTATGAAGTACGTCGCAGAAATCACCGACTTGATGGCCGCTTTTCCTGGGCGCGATTTCAAGATGGCCGAGATCGTGCGGTATGTGGCGGGCGGGAGAAAGCTTGATAGGCGTGGAACCGAAGCGGTGCGCCGGTCAACAAGGAATGCACTGCACACCATGCAAGAGACCGGCGTGATCCTGGTGCGCCCGCCAACTGCTTTGCGTGGCGGGTTCGCGCTGTACAGGTGGCGTGCGTGAGCTTGAAAACTTACGCGCCAACAGCCAACACGTAAAAATAATTCAACTTCGTTTCCCACTTTTCTTGCAAAGCGGGAAGAAAAGTGGGAAATTTCGCGCAGGAGAGGTGCGCCCTGAACAAACGCGATGGGCAAGCACTTCAAAAAACATAGCGGTGTAGCTCAGATAGTTCAGAGTGATTCCGATCATTGCGGGCAGGGAAACCGGTAATCCGCTGGCCTCATAAGTCAGAGAAACGTGGTTCGATTCCACGGCTCCGCAACCAGACATTAGAGGCGGCGTGGAAAGCAGACACGCATGAAGGCAAAGCAGGTTCTGTATGTCGGGGAAGCCAGCGGAGGCATCCGAGTTAACCCCACGAACCAACAGCCGGAGTAGCGGCCGGCCCTCTACTGTGATTCCGTCGTTTTGATGCCACCAGCCACCGTCAGGCAAACGCTTGCGGTGGCTTTCCTTTTGTCAGTTGCCGCCTCTTGCTGCTTCACTCCGTTGCAGCTTGGAAGCCCGCTCTTGCTGGTGCATGGGCGGGCTTCGTTTGTTTTGATCTATTTTCAGCATGGGAATACTGGAAGACGCCCTGCACAAAATGCAACAATTGGCGTCAGAGTCTGACATTGGGCTTGTCGGGTATTCCGGCGGGAAAGATTCTTTGGTGGTGCTTGATCTTGCCTGCCGTGTGTTCAAGCAGGTCAAGGCGTATCACTTTTATTTCGTTCCTGGTCTTGCTCACATAGAGCGGCAGCTTGATTTTGCGCGTGAACGGTTCGGTGTGGAGATTGCACAGTATCCGCACTTCACGATGGTGGATGCGTTGCGAGCCGGTGTGTATCGTGATGCCGTGAAGGATTTGCCACGGTACACGGTGGATGATGCCTATGCTGCCGCGATGCAGGATGCTGGCGTCGATTTTGTGATGACTGGTGCGCGATCTGCCGATAGCTCTTGGCGTAGAAGGTCGATGGGAGCCAACCGAGGAAAACGCGATCATGTTGTGTTTCCTATTCAAGGTTGGCACAAATACGACGTGTTGGGCTATCTGAAGATGCGCAACATTCCAATACCTGTCAGTTCAGGAGCGTCGGCCACCGGTATTGATATGTCGGCAAAGTCGTTGAACTGGTTACATGACGTGTACCCGGACGATTTTCAGAAGCTGTTGGAGTATTTCCCCTATGCCGAAGCGGCAATCTGGCGAGAAAGGTTCTACGGAACCTCAACTTGCGGCCAGCCAGCGATTCCGCATTGAGCGGATCGCCCGTAGCGAGTTGAAGGGTGCGCCCTATAACCCGCGCCGGATAAGCGACGCGAACAAGGCGAAGCTGAAGAAGTCGCTTGGGAAAAACGGGCTGGTCGGGACGATCACATGGAACAAGCGAACGGGCCATGTTGTCGGCGGGCATCAGAGACTGGCGGCGATAGATTCGCTTGAAGGGTCGAAGGACTACCTGCTGGATGTGGCAGTGATTGATGTTGACGAAGCCGAGGAAAAGGCGATCAACATTGCACTGAACAACCAGTCGGCGATGGGCGATTGGGACTTCGAGGAACTTGGCAAGCTGCTTGAAGGCAATGTTGACCTTGAAGCGATGGCGTTTAGCGATGCCGATGTGTACGCGATGTTTGGTGACACGAAGGTGGAAACGCGAAGCGCGGAAAAGCTGCTTGAGCTTGGAGAAAAGATCAGGCAAGCCAAGGAAACGTATTCAAAGATCGCCCAAAAGAATCGCGGTAAAAACGATCACGAGTTTTACGATGTGATTGTTTGGCCCGATAAGACCTCACGGATTGCATTCTGGAATGAAATGGGACACCAAGACCCGCAGGCCAGATACAAGAACGGCGAGGAAATTACCAACCTGATTATTGGAGAATGAACATGGCTACACGTGCTCAAAGAGCTGCTATCAGAAGCATCACCAGAACCGGAGTTCTGGCCGGCGTCAGAGGATCGCAACGCGCTGCCGCGACTCGTGCTGCTACTACTGCGGCTATGGCTGGTGCGATGCCACGCCAAGCAAGAGCGGCTGCCGTTCGCGCCGCCAGCGTCGGGACTGGCGCAGGTTAAGCTGGTTCGCCGTGCATCAGCGTCATGAACTCATCTGTTGGCGCGATGTCACCATCCGGTATTTCTATACCAAGCTCCACTGCTTCATCGAACGCTGATTCCCACATGACGTGTCCACGATATACGTGGATTGCGTCAGGGAAGTAGTGTCCAGTGATAGCGTGATGACGATGACACGCTCCAGGGTTTTCTTCCTTGCAGATCAACAGGCAGTGCTTGGTGTCGTGCGTGTCGTACTGGCGTAGGAACTCCACCGATTCAGGCGAACACACGATGTTGTCGCCGCCAAGTTCGCGGTGTGTTTCGTAGCGTTCGCCAAATTCAGCCGCCAGCGCCTTACCGCTGAAGCTGTTAGGCGTATCGCGGCTGAATCGGTTGTTTGGAACCATGCGAACGTCAATCAGTTGGATCGTGTGTCCTTTTGGTGACAGAGTTGAAACGATGTCTCGAAACTCTTGCCTGGTTAGCTTTTCGTATCCAATCGTGAATATCATGTTTCGTTTCCTTCGGCTTGCGGAAGATTTTCCAGCGCGAATTGCACCGTGTACGGCGCTTGCGTGAATGATGGATGGTCTGCTGACATACAGTAGTAGCGCATCATGCGCTCGGTGACGCCGATGGCGTGCGCGGCCTTCCTTTGGGAAAGGCCGGCCCGCTCGATCAGGTGACGGATGTACTGTGGATCGGGGTTGTGTGTTGACGGGTCTGGATTTGTCATGTTTAGGCGTTGAGGTAGCGATCAGTCATTGTCTGATCGCTTGTCAGGAATAGGGCTTCGCCTTTTTCTGTGACGCACAAGCCTATTCCTGGGTGGTTACGAACTAATCCGTATTTTCGCGCTTCTTTCGGCATGTTGGTTGGTTTGATGCCAGTTTTTACCGAGTACAGCGCGACGTATAGTTTCATTAGAGCGGATTTGTCACATCCTGTCCAGCCTGCCGCGATGTGTTTCGGCGGAGGCGGTATGTCGGCCTGTTTGGCTACCACAATCGGCTGAACTGCCGCTGGTTTCGGTACGGGTGACGGCCATGTTCCGCGTTGGTGTAGCGGCGGCGTGGTTTTGATTGGCTGAATGGCAGCTTCGTCATGCTGCTCGCAAAGTCTCCACTCCGCCGCCGGAAAGCTTTTGTTGCCGATGGTAGCCTTTTTGTCTTTCAAATTCCAGTATTGCCCTGACTGTCCTTTGTACGTGATCGGGAGTGTGGCCGGTGTTTCGTAGTAGCCAGAGTTTTCAACCGTGACTATGACGCCATGCAGCGGCCCGCCGTAGAGCGCAACCTCTCGCATTTTTGCCTTGGCAATCTTGGGTTTGCCTGGTAGCGGTATCTAGCCTTTTGCGGTGAGCCAGGCCGGGTAGCTGTTTAGCTTGCGGAGAAATGCTGAACTTAGCTTGTCGGCAATGGCTTGGCACTCTTGGGCGCTTGTGACCACTCTGCGCCCATCAGGGTAAACGCGGGTGATGCTCATGCTGCGGCTCCTTCGCTGAGCGCGCCAATGGCTTGCGGCTTGAAGTGAAAGTCAAGCTGCGCGCCGATGCGTACAAGTTCTCGAATACTGATGTATCCGAGTTCGCCGCCGTCGCCGTAGAGGTCGGCCAGGCCGAAAGCCTGCTCGGTTCCGTCGCCGTCCATGTCTTTCTCGGTGATGTACCAGTCTGCGCCGTCTTTGAAGTAGTGCAGGTATGCCACGGCTTCATCTTCCATGCCGTCTTGCTCGTAGGTTCGCGGCATGGCTTGAATAGTGCGGTGGAGTTCGGCCACTTTGTCGAAGAAAAATTGCTTTTCTTCGCCTTTCGCGGCGCGCTTGACCGCTTGAGTTTGTGCGTGGCCCATGAATGCTGACAAGCCATTCATGCAAGCAGCGAATGTCGGCTTGCCGGTGGTGGAGATGTCGATCTTCGACACTTGCGCAATGACGCATCCGCTGGTGGTCGCGATGGTGTAGGCGTTCATCTGAGTTTCCTTTCAGGTTTGGTTGCCGCGCCGTGATTGGCTGGCTGGTGCCTATTGTATAGGAAATAATTTCCTAGTCAAGTACTTGACTAAATTGTGTTGTTTTTGCTGTTTGTGTGACGTATGAATAATGGATTGACGCCTAAACAATGGCGTTTTTGTCAGGAAATAGCTTCTGGAAAGTCGCAGTCTGACGCTTACCGCGCATCGTTTGATGCTGGGAACATGAAGGCCGCTACTATCCATAAACGCGCCTCTGAGTTGATGGATAACGGGGAGGTTGCGGGGAGGATTGAAGAATTGCGTAAACCTCTTGCTGAAAAGGCGTTGTTGACGTTGGAAAAACATCTCAACGACCTTAATTCGTTGCGCAATGGTGCTGTTCAAAACATGCAGTTTGGTGCTGCGATTAGTGCAGAGATTGCGCGTGGCAAAGCGGCTGGTTTGTATGTGGTGAAAGTTGATGCCAACGTTAAAACCAGCGAACTACCTGCATCCGTGGATGAGTTTGTGTGAGCCTGTTTCCTGCGCAAAAGGCGTTTGCAACGTCGCGTGAACCTTTCCCAGCTTTCGTTGGCGGGTTCGGGTCTGGCAAATCTGCTGCTGCGATTGCACGCGCGATGGCGTTGAAGGCGCATTTCAGGCAGCAAAGCGTTGCTTATTACCTTCCGTCGTTCCCGTTGATCGAAGATATTGCTTTCCAGCGGTTTCCAAAACTATGCGAAGAAAAGGGTTGGGCGTACAAGCTGAACAAGTCAGGCGGTGCGCCTTACATCGAATTCCCAAACGCTGGCCGGATTCTGTTTCGGTCGATGGGAAATCCTGAAGGGATTGTGGGTTATGAGGTAGCGCATTCGATTC